GAGCTGCTGCGACGGCTAGTAGATTTCAAGATTCTGGATGAGGTTCATTAGTGATTTGTGATTCTGAACGGTTTGAGTCTGAACGCAGAACAGTCTTTAAGAAAGGAGAACCAAAATGAGTGAACAGGTCCAGACGCCGGCCGCTCCGGTCGTCGTCCCACCGGCGCCAGCCACCCCAGCCGTCGCGGCCCCGACCGTAGTACCGCCGACCGTGCAACCGGCGACTCCCGGAGACCCGGCGAAAGCCATAGAGGTTCCCAAGGGAGCGCCTGAAAAGTACGAAGCCTTCAAGGCGCCAGAAGGCATGCAGGCGCAACCCGCCCTCGTCGAATCCTTCTCAACCGTCGCGAAGAAGCTCGGGCTCTCCCAAGAGGCCGCGCAGGAACTCGTGACATTCCAGATGGAATCGATGCGGCAGGAACTCACGTCCTACGACAAGAGGATCACGGAAGAGAAGGCGTCCATCCCAATGCTGATGGCGAAAGACCCCGTGCTGGGCGGTGCGAACGCGGTCGCCAATTTGGCGACGATGCAGCGCGCCATCACGGCGTTCGGATCGCCCGAGCTGACGGCATTCCTGGACGCGAAGGAAACAGGCCCCGACATCTACCTCCACTTCGCTCGCTTCGCCTACAAGGTGGGCGCGGCGATCAAAGAGGATTCGGTGGCGGGCACGCAAGGGGGCAACGGAGAGGCAGCCGACACCTCATTCGAAGGCATGGCGAAGAGCTTCTACTCGAAAGCCCCGGTAGTTCAAACCAAATGACGGCGTAACGACGCCGGGAGACATTCATGGCTACTCTCGCAGCGAATTTCCCAACCCAACTCGATTGGGCGAAGAGGCTCGACCCGCAGGGGAACATCCCTGTCATCGCCGAGCTTCTAAACCAGACCAACGAGGTGCTGTCGGACATGACGTGGATCGAGGGCAACCTCCCCACGGGCCACCAGTCCGTCGTCCGCACCGGAATCCCCACGCCGATCTTCCGTAAGTTCTACGGCGGCGTCCCGGCGACCAAGTCCACGACCGCGCAGATCGTGGACTCGACCTGCATGATCGAGAACCGCTCCGAAGTGGACAAAGACCTCGCGGACCTGAACGGCAACTCCGACGCCTTCCGATTCTCCGAGGCCCTTCCTATCATTGAGGGCATCAACCAGGCGTTCACGACCGCACTGTTCTATGGCGATTCGACCATCAACCCGGAGCAGTTCAACGGCCTGTCCCCGCGCTACTCGCTCACGACGGCGACCAACGGCGGGAACATCGTCAACGGCACTGGCTCCGGAAGCGACAACGCCTCCGTGTGGCTCGTCGTTTGGGGGCCTAACACCATCTCCGGCATCTTTCCGAAGGCATCGACCGCTGGCCTCAAGCACGAGAACCTTGGCATCGGCGACGCCTTCGACGCGCAGACCCCTCCGGCTCGTTACCGCGCGTACATGGACCATTACCAGTGGAAGGCTGGCCTGATGGTGAAGGACTGGCGGTACGCTGTCCGCATCGCCAACATCGACCTCTCGGACCTGGCAGGCCAGACCGGAACCCAAGCCCTCACGGCGCCGACTCACATCGTCAAACTCATGTTGAAGGCCATCGCGCGCATCCCGTCGCTGTCGATGGGCAAGCCGGTCTTCTATATGAACCGCACGGTCAAGGAATATCTCCAGATTCACTCGATGGACAAGTCGTCCTCGGCCGTCAAACTCGAAGAGGCTGCGAACCAGTTCCGCGAGAGCTTCTTCGGCATCCCCATCCGCACCGTTGACGGTCTCGTGACCGAAACGACTGCGGTCTCTTAAGGAGACCGGACATGGTTCCAGACAAACTTCTCGAATTCTCGGATTCCCAGGGCGCCATCACGGCCACCGCGATCTCGACCAACGTCATCGACCTGGGGGCCACCCCTGTTCTGCGCGACCTTGGCGTTGGCGAACAGATGTGGTTCGTCGTCCAGGTAGACGTCACGGGCACAGGCGCCGGGACACTCACCATCTCGCTCGTGTCGGGCGCCGACGTGGCGCTCCAGACGACCCCCGTCACGCACTACGCCTCCCCGGCGTTCGTCGGCACCGACATGGTGGCGGGTAAGGATCTCGTCGCCGTCAAGTTGCCGTCGTCTGCCGCGCTCGGGGCGACCTACGCTCCGTCGCCGAATTACAAGCGGTATCTCGGCGTGCAGTACACCATCGCATCCACCGTGGGCGCGGTGAAGCTGTCGGCCTTCCTGGTGAAGGACTACCAGAAGAACGTCAGCTATCCGTCCGGCTTCACTGTCGGATAAGGGGGCACCATGCCGACATGCATCGCAGATCAGAAGATCTACGTCAACAACGAACGCATCGTCCAGGCGGGCGAGGAGTTCGAGCACAAAGGCCCCGTCTCAACGACGGACGCCTTCCACCTCAAGTCCGATGACACGCCCAAGTCGAAGGCTGCGGCTCCCGCGCCTTCGACCATGAGCGAAATCGGAAAGGCCGACGCCGAGGCGCGAGCCAAGGCGCAGGCTGGGCTGCATCAGAAGTGACCTCCGGGGGCCGGGGAACAATCTCCGGCCCCTCCTAACTAGGAGCCCAGCGTGGCCGCCACTGAAATAGAGATCTGCAACCTGGCGCTCTCGAACATCCGCAGCCTCAAGTTCATCGAGGCGCTGACCGAGGACAACAACGAGGCCATCGCGTGCAACCTGCACTACGCCAGGACGCGCGACCTCGCCTTGCGTCGCGCCGACTGGCCGTTTGCCAGGAAGAGGCTGGCCTTGATCGCGTCCGGTACGCCTCCCGACGAGTGGGGCTACAGCTACGCGCTGCCGGCCGATTGCCTGCGGGTCCGCGGCGTTCAGGACGGGATGCGGGTCCGTTCGTTCGACGCCACCATCAAGTACGCCATAGAGAACGACGGCACGGGCTCTGGCCGCGTTATCCTGATGGACATACCGGACGCCGTCTTGATCTACACGATGCGCGTTACCGATACGACCGTGTTTGACGATGACTTCGCCGAAGCCCTGACATGGAAGCTGGCAGCCAACATCTGTAGACCGCTTGACAAAGACGCCCAGGTCTGCGCGCAGACGCTCCAGATTGCTGAGGAGATTATGGGGCGCGCCGTGGCGCGGGCCTACAACGAGCAGAAGCCCGATGCTCAACCGGAGTCCGACTTCTACACGACGAGGCTCAACTGATGGGTTCGCCCCTCAAGCAGGCGTCGTTCGTCGGTGGCGAAGTCACGCCATCGCTTCATGCGCGCGTGGACATCGCGTCCTATCGGACATGGTTGAAGACGCTCAGAAACTTCATCGTGAGACCGCAAGGCGGCGTCAGGAACAGGCCCGGTACGCAGTTCGTCACCGAAGTTGGGGCAGCCTCGGCCACCATACCGACGACTCCAGAAATTGCCACATTCAACCCTGATATATGGCTCGACGCGCAGGAGTCCTTGACCGCTCTGGCCGATGGCGCGAACGTCAATACGTGGACCGGGCTCGACGCGAACGTGCGCAGTTTCTCGGATACAGGCGGTGCTGGCGCTCCCATCTATAGCAAAGCCAGTCCCGCGTCAGGCTTCGACATCAACGGCTTCGGCGCTGTCAACTACAGCGTCACCAGCATCAACAGCACCATGACCATCGTTGGAGGCACAAACCGAACCTATATAGGGGCCTACACCGTTGCTGTCGTCTTCCGTGCTCCTGGTGCAGGCGCCGCGCAACCATTCCACGTCTTCGGCCGCAATCCTGCGGTACACGGCAACGAGGGCATGACGTTCCCAGGAGCACAGGCATTCACTGTGTTCTACGGCGGCACAGGCTACGCCATGACAGGGGTCGTGTCGCCGACACCTGGCTCATCGCATTGGGTCGTCATTCGTCGCGATGCGAGCAACGTCCATCGCGTGTGGTATGACGGCGTCGAGATCACCCCCGCGTCGCCCTTGTCGCAGGCCGGGACGCTGACAGTTGGCGGCTTGTTCTGCCTCGACGACGATTCCTTCGCGGATACGACGTGCTCCCTCGGCACCTTCATGGTCTTCCCGGCAAGCCTGGAAGAAGGCAACATCGACGGCCTCAATCGCTACCTCTCCCTCCGTTGGGGTTTTACCGTTAT